GAAAACCTAGCGCGTTCATACGTCAACGCACAGAGATTGATCGGCTCGGAGAAGATCCCGCTGCCTATCAACCCAACAGACGAAGATCTCGACAACATCTATGGCCGGCTTGGTCGTCCAGAGGCACCAGATGGCTATGAGATCAAAGCAGACGGTAACGTCATTACTGAGGACATTGCTTCACAGTACGCCGATATCGCCCACAAACTGCGCCTTACGCCACAACAAGCACAGGGTGTGTTGGAATACTATCGCTCCACTGTGTCGAACTCTGCGGAACAAATGCAGCAGATCGTGGCAGATCAGGCGTCTAACACCGAAGCTGAACTGCGTCGTGAGTGGGGCAACAACTATGATGCCAAGCTCAATGCAGCATCCGGTGCAGCGCGTGAGTTTGCCGGCGACGGCATCCTCGATATGCAGTTGTCAGATGGCACCTTGGTTGGCAATCATCCTGCGTTCATCAAGGCTTTCGCAGCTATGGCAGACTTCAAGTCTACCGTGACCAGCGAGGACAGCATTGACGGTGCATCTGCGAACTACGGCATGACGCCTAAGCAAGCACAGGCTGAGATCGACGCTATCATGAACGATAAGAGCCATGCGTATTGGGACAGCAAGAACGTCACTGCACGGCAAAATGCCATCAATCACATGCAAGAACTGATGAGCATGATCCATGACAGATGAGGAGCGAATTGAGCTACGTTTAGAGTGTCTTAGGATAGCCATTGAGTTTGGCACTCAACGTGATATCATGAATCCAGCCCACATGGCACAGATGTACTATGATTGGGTGGTGCAGGGTAGCGACGAAAGTCGTCCTGCTGACAACCGGAAAGACGGAGGCCCGACGCCGGCCAAAAAGGCCAGGAGTGTCCGCAAGGGTAGCACACCGCAAATCGCCAAAATGTAACTGTAGTTAGGAGGTAGACACATGTCTACACAAGTCACTACGGCATTTGTGCAACAGTATTCTGCAAACGTGCAGATGCTTTCACAGCAGATGGGTTCTCGTCTGCGTGATGCGGTTCGCGTTGAGAATGTTGTTGGTAAAAATGCCTTCATCGACCAGATCGGTTCGGCTACTGCTGCCCTGCGCACCAGCCGCCATGCCGATACCCCACAGATGGACACACCCCATGATCGGCGTCGTCTGAGCCTTGCGGACTATGAGTACGCAGATCTCGTAGACGATCAGGACAAGGTGCGTATGCTCATCGACCCGACCTCTTCCTATGCACGCGCTGCTGCCGCAGCAATGGGTCGTGCGATGGATGATGTCATCATCACTGCTGCAACCGGCACCGCCAACACCGGCGAAACTGGTTCTGGCAGCGCATCACTTGACGCAACAGCTAACTCGGTAGGTTCCGCATCGTCCAACGACGGTCTGACCCTTGCCAAGCTGCGTGAAGCAAAGCGCAAGATGGATCTCAATGACGTTGATCCGTCGATCCCGCGTTACATCGCGGTAGGCCCAAAGCAGATTGAAGACCTTCTTGGTGACACCACTGTCACCAGCAGCGACTTCAACACTGTGAAGGCTCTCGTCCAAGGTGAACTGGATACCTTCATGGGCTTCCGCTTCATCATGTCCAACCGTCTGTCCGTGGACTCTAACGACATTCGTAAGTGTTTCGCATGGGCTGAAGATGGTCTGACCCTTGGTGTCGGCAAAGACATCAGCGCACGCATTGATGAGCGTGCCGACAAGGGATACGCAACTCAGGTCTACTATTGCATGAGCATCGGAGCGGTGCGCATGGAAGAAGACAAGGTTGTGCAGATCTTCTGTGACGAAACCCCTGACTAAGAGGAGAGATAGGTTATGACTACTAAAAACTCAGACCTCATTGCCAATCTTGAGGCTCTCCCGCAGGTCGCAAACAATGCACAAGAGTTGGGCGGCGTTGTCCGTGTGGCTCAAGGCAATGTTGCTCTTGCCGCTGGCGACAGCACCGACGATGACATCGTTATGCTGGCACCAGTGCCAACCCATGCAACTCTGATGTCCGTCCGTGTAGGTTCTGATGCCCTTGGTGGCTCTTGCACCTACAACGTTGGTTTCTACACCGACGCAGGTACGGTTGTTGATGAGGATGCTTTGGCTACATCTGTGGCTGATGGCGCTGGCCTCGCGGAACTCCGCTACGAAGCGGCTGACCTCAACACCACAGGTCAGCAGGTTTGGGAGCTTGCCGGTCAGTCCTCTGACCCAGGCGGCACCTATTACCTTGCGGCCACCTTCAATGCGACAGGTGGCACTGCTGGCGATATGGCGTTCATCGTCGAGTACGTCGTGAACTAACATTGAGGGGGCGGTTCGCCGCCCCTTCTTTCCATTGAGAGGTGTGCGATGCCGTCTGTCGTTGATATATGTAACGAAGCTATGGATCTGCTGGGTGCAGCAACCATTACATCACTCACCGAAAACTCCAAAGAAGCGCGTCTGTGTAACAGGCGCTATGAGACTGTCAGGGATCATGTCCTGCGTGCGCACCCTTGGAACTGCGCAATCACTCGCAAGGAACTAGCAAAAGACAGCGATGCCCCTGCATTTGGCTTCAATCATCAATTTACGTTGCCTACAGATCCGTTTTGTTTGCGGGTTTTGTCTTTTTGGAACAGCAACGTCAACAACGAGTTAGCTGCTTACGACAGCAACGTCATGTTCAAGATCGAAGGTCGCAAGGTTCTGAGCAACGAAAGCACCTGCAAGATCACTTACATCGCACGCATCACAGACACGGAACAGTTTGATACGCTGCTTTCAAGCACCATAGCGCACCGTTTGGCGGGAGAGACTGCATATGCCATCACAGGCAGCAACGGCGTCTCACAGGCCATTATGGCGCTATACAACGAGCGTTTGAAGGAAGCGCGTGGTATGGACGCGATGGAAGGCTACCCAGACCAGCTACAGGCAGATGATTTCTTAAACGTCAGGTACTGATATGGCGCGTGTATCCACTATTATCACAAACTTCCGCGCCGGAGAGTTTTCGCCCCGCCTAGAAGGTCGTATAGACCTACAGAAATACAACGAGGCGGCAAAAGAACTAACCAACATGGTGAGTTTCCCGCAGGGTGGCATTACACGCCGCCCTGGTTCGTATTACGCGGGTGCCTCAAAAGATGGCGGCAAAGTCAGGCTGGTCAACTTTGAGTACAGCGACGAACAGGCGTATGTGCTGGAGTTTGGTGCCAACTACATCCGTTTCTTCAAAGACGGCGGCATCTTAACGGAAGCCACAAAGACCATCACAGCGGCCACACAAGCTAATCCTGTAGTCGTCACTGCTGCATCACATGGCTTCAACAACGGTGATCGTGTGTATATCACTAACGTCGCTGGCATGACGCAGCTAAACAACCGTGAGTTTACGGTGGCCGGCAAGACGACAAACACCTTCCAACTGTCGGGCATCAATGGCACAGGGTTCGATGCGTACACAAGTGGCGGCGCTGTGGGCAAAATTGTGGAGGTCGCCACAACCTACTCAGTCACAGAGATTTTTGAGCTAAATCATGTGCAGTCTGCGGATGTGTTGTTTCTCGCTCACAAAGATCATGAGCCAGCCAAGCTGACGCGCACAACATCGACCAGCTTCACACTGACCGACATCGACTTTATTGATGGCCCATATTTAGACGAAAACAAGACGACAACCACACTATATGCCTCTGCGGCAACTGGCACTGGTATTACAATCACGGCGTCCGCAGCCTTGTTTGAAAGTGCCGATGTCGGACGGTTGATCAGATTCCGTGAAATACTTGAGATCGAACATGATGCGTGGGCGGCAAGCACAAGCTACGCAAACAACGCTACGGTACGCAACGCTGGGCATGTTTACAAACAGGTCACTGGCAGCACACAGACATCAAACAACACACCGCCTGTGCATCTCACAGGCACAGAAACCTATGGCAGTATTGATTGGGAGTACCTGCATGACGCGCATGGTCATGTAAAGATAACAGGCTTCACTAGCTCAACTGTCGTTACGGCAGATGTGCATGAAGATCAGTTTGGTAACTCGCGTCTGCCTGACAGTGCCGTGGGTTCAAGCAATGCCAACATTCGCTGGTCTTTAGGTGCGTTTGGAGGAGATCAAAAGTTTCCCAAAGCTGTGGCGTTCTACGAGGAGCGTTTGTACTTTGCCGGCACTACAGGCCAGCCACAGACCATTTTTGGCTCTAAGAGTGCCGACTTTGAGAACCATACACCTGGCACTAACGATGACGACGCCATCAACATCACCATTGCGTCAGATCGCGTCAATGTCATCAAGCACCTGCTGCCAGGGCGTTTCCTACAGATTTTGACTACAAGCTCTGAGTTTACGCTGTCAGGCGGCACAGGTGCAGAGCCTGTCACTCCCACAAACGTCAATGTTCTGCGAGAAACTACCTTTGGCTCATCTGATGTGCGTCCGCTGCGTGCTGGCAACAGCACCATTCTTATCCAGAAGGGCGGGGAGCGAGTCAAAGAGATTACGTTTGATTTAGACACAGACGGCTTGCTAGGCGTTGATCTGACCATTCTGGCAGAGCATGTGGCTAGTGGTGGCCTCACAGACATGGTGTGGCAGCAAGAACCAGAACTTATCCTCTGGTTTGTCCACAACGACGGCACCCTCGTAGGGCTGACTTATGACCGTGCCAATGGCGCTGTAGGCTGGCACCAGCACCCATTAGGCGATAGCGGGGTGGTGGAGAGCATCACAGCTATCCCCAGCGGTGCAGAAGATCAGGTGTATGTGTCTGTGAAAAGAACGATCAATAGCGCAACGGTGCGCCACATTTGTTTCCTAAAGCCAATCAGTTTTGGCACTGATGTCTCAGATGCTTTCTTTTTGGACAGCGGCCTCACCTACAGCGGGTCAGCAACAACCACTATCAGCGGTCTTAATCACCTTGAAGGCGAGACAGTGCAGATCCTTGCTGATGGCTCTGCGCACGCTGACAAGACTGTATCTGGTGGCAAGGTCACTCTGGATCGTAGCTCAACCAAAGTGTCTGTTGGATACACCTACAATTCGTTGGTAGAGACTCTGCGACTAGAGGGCGGCGCAGATGACGGCATCTCGCAGGGCAAGATTAAGCGTATCCACGGTGTCACGGCACGTTTCCTCAACAGCGTAGGCGCAGAAGTCGGCCCTGACACAAGTAATCTTGACCGCATACCGTTCCGTGATAGCAGCATGGCGATGGATGTAGCGGTGCCTATGTTTACAGGCGACAAAGAAATCTCGTTCCCATCTGGTTACGACAATGATGCGCGGGTGGTGGTGCAGCAGTCCCAACCACTGCCCATGACTATTCTTGCGATTATGAGAAGGTCTAACACGTTTGATGCTTAGATTTTTGCCGTTTGCACAAGAACACGTTCAGCACATCAAGCTCATGTTTGATCTGTCTGAAGATGGTCGCAAAGCACTGGTCGAGCATAAGGATATCAGGGGCTACACACTGTTTGAGGAAGATGTTGTGCTTGGCATCGGTGGTGTACACAACATATGGAGTGGTGTAGGTGAGGCGTGGCTGCTGCTGGGCAAGGAAGCGTTTGCGCGGCCCAGAACTGTAGCGCGGCACACGGTCAATATGTTCGATCACATGCAGGAAGAGTATAAGTACCAGCGCATCCAGGCCAGCATCGCAGTAAAGGATGCAAAGGCTAAGAGGTTCGCAGAATGGCTTGGTTTTCAAAATGAGGGTATAATGAGGAAATATGGGCCTGATGGTTCAGATTACTATCGTTATGCAAGGGTGATGTAATGAATCCGATGGCAATCGCAGCAGGTGCCAGTGCAGTAGCTGGTATTGTAGGGTTCAAAGGCAATAAACAAGCCGCTCGTATTGCGCGTCAAACTGGCGAATACAATGCACAGCTTGCCGAAAACGAATTGGTAATGCTGCAACGCCGCAGAGTGCAGCAAGAAAATGTGATGCGTCAAAACTCTGAGCGTTTAGCTGGTGCTCAAAAGGTAGCTACTGCGGCATCCGGCGTAGAGATGACCGGAAGTCCATTCTTGGCGCTTGCTGACACATATTTCCAAACAGAGATAGATGCTTTGAATATTCAATATGCAGCAGACGTAGATGAGCTTAATAAGCTTTCAGAGGCTGCTTTGGCACGTTCTGGAGCGGCGGCAACAGCAGCAGCGTTCCAAACGCAAGCATATATGTCTTTGCTTAGTTCTGGATCACGCTCTGCCCAACTTCTGGCTTGATAGGATTTGATATGCGCATCCCGCTGTACAACAAAGGACTAGGCCCGACAGTAGAGCTTGCCGCAGGTCAATCTGGCCCACGCGCAAGTCAGGCTACATTTACGGCGGCAGCGCGTGCCCAAGCTCAGTTTGCAGATCAAGCCGGTCAAATTGCGTTTCAATTTGGAATGGCTGAGAAGAAGCGCGAAACAGATCGTGTTGCTAACGAAGAGGCTACGCGCATCCAAGGTGAGGCAGACGACTTTTTGCTAAAAAACCAAGACACAGAAACGGCTGTGTTTACAGAGAACTTTACAAAGTTTCAGAACGATCAATTGAATAAAATCAATGCTTTACCCAACCTAACTACACAGCAAAAGGCTGACGTAGCGTCTAGGGCTAGTCGTCTGATGGCTGGCAAGCTGGCCGCTGGCAAACAAAACACATTTAATCGTGGGCAAGCTAGGGCGTCTGATGCGACTAATAATTTAATAGCCGCAAACATTGCTGAGATGGGTACTTTATCTCCTGATGATCCTAGATACAAAGAGCTTTTCACGACAAATGTTGAGGAAATCAACAAGGGCATCACGAATGGTTTGAAGATGAATTACACGCAGACCAGTATGCAACTGGCTGTGACTTCTCGTAATTACTTCAACAAAATTCAAGCGGCGACTAGCACAGGCGATCTGGATACTATTAAAGAAGAGTTGAAGGCAGACACCACCCTTCCGACCAAATCATATCAAGCTCTTCTGGGCAATGTTGCGGCGCAAAAGAATGTTATCAAAGCTCAGAATTTAGATGCTGCCAAAGGGGATCTTGCGGGGATTGCTGAAGCAGCAACACCTGATCAGTTTGATGAGATAGCATCTGCGTATTTGTCGAACACGGCAGTCACGGTCAGCATTGGTGGTGAAGATGTTACGATTGATCCCACTACTTTGAGTGAAAGCGCCAGACTGCAAATGGCTGGGCTTAGTGTAAAATTCCAGAACGTCGCAGTTGGCGAGTTGGTTGATAACTTGGCCGGCAGGATCTCAGAGATCTCGGACGACACAACTCGCGCATCTTTGGAACAAGCGTCACAAGACGCAGCAGATGGCAAAAACTTTACGATTACTCGCACAAATGGCGAAGTTGAAGAGTTTGACATCTCTCAACTGCCAAACGGCAAAAAGATTGAGATTGCCGGAGCTTTACGCACGGCTGCTGGTGAGTTGCAGGATCTTACATCTCGCGAAGTAGTTTCTGGCATGAATGATGTGCTTTCTGCCGACATGAGCATGGAAGATGCGTTTAGCACTTTCCAAGGCTTTTACCGTCCAGAAATACTAGCCAACAAATCGCTAAAGCCAGAGCAAGTTGACTCGCTTGTATATAATTCTGCCAGCATATCTGTTGATGGTGTGAGTAGAAAACTGACAGAGGGTGACCTTAGCAACGTGCCAGAAATGTTGCGCCGTCTGGATACTGCTGAAGCATTGCTGACACAGGATCTAAATGGTCGTGGCAGTCTGCAAAACAACGTAGACTCCAGCCTTGCATCGAACACAAGCACTACGCTCAACGCCATTTCAAGAGCTAGGTACGAGATTAACAAGAAGATCAACGAAACCGCAAAGTTTAGTGTAGGCGTGAAGCAGCTTCAGAGCGGCACCTTCCGTGTAGACATGTTTACGCCTAGTGACGCTAATAAAATGATTGCGGCAACTATATCTTTGATTGATCAGGAAGCCGTTGACTCAGGTCAAAACTCAATGAGCATGAAGTTCTCCATGCTTGAGAAAAACAACGTAGTCTACGAAATCTATAAAAACCGCTTGGGTCAGGCTAGTTCTTTGGGCCGCAGCGGCGTCCTAGAGGCTGGCACCGCAGACTTTGAGACTGTTCAGCGCGGTCTAAACTTCTTCAACGCAATGAAGCGATATCCCGCCGTGTTGCAAAACCACACAACAAAGGAAGATCGCACGTTTTTTGAGGCCATTAATGCAAGGCTTGGGTTTGAAACGCTTGATGGCGCGATTGTGAATGTGTCGAGAGCGGCGTTTAATGGCGTCGATATTTCTGGCGTCACAAACAAAAAGATTGAGCAAGCCGCCGCAGATGTCATGGACAGTGCGTCACCTGGCTTCATTGGATCTTTGTTCGTTGACGGCCCCACAGAGGTGCAAAACGGCCCCGAAATCCAGACTTTGCTGGAAAAAAGGGTTAAGGATTATGTGAAGCTAAACGTAAACGTGGAAAACGCTATTGAGCTTGCCAAGAAAGACATAGCTGAAACACATGTTTTCGTGCGCGGTATTCTTACACGCAAACAAGCGAACACCCCTCCCAACATCAATCAACTTGCCAACCTTGCTGTTGAACAGGCGTTGCGGTTCCGTGACGAACAGAAGATTGGTGTGCCAATCATTTCGGATGATGACTTAGAGGCTGATGATCTGTCTTTGGTAGAGGTGCCTAGTCCTGGCTCTGGAGTTTGGGCGTTGATGTCATTGGGCGGCGTAAATGTGCCGGCAGTTATGATGACACAAGACGGAGACCAGTTTGCGATTGATGAGAAACGCACGGTAACGACAACAGATGTGGTCGGCATGATTACTTGGACGACTAGAGAGCTTGAGAAACTGGCAAGCGTAGATCAAGGGCTTGCTGATGAAGTTCGTAGGAACGAAATCAACCAAGAAATTAAAGATACTGACGCTAACATAGCTGCGGGCGTAATAACTCAACAACAGATGGCTCTCGCAAAGCCATACATGTTTGGTGATGTCGTAACTATCATGCCATCAGATGTAGCGGCTGCTGAAGCTGTGATTGCAGAGCAAACAGAAGACTCCAAAGGTGAGCGGATTATTCGTGAGCTTCTTGAAATAACAGGGGAAGCAGCGCCTATGCCGACAATCTCAGCACAGGTGCCATAATGAGCCTAATTTACAACAATCCTGGGAACATTCGGCCTGGTCAGGATTATGCTGGAGAAACTGGCGAGTTTTACACCGCGTCTGATGGTTCTAAGTATGTTGTGTTTGATAGCCCAGAAATGGGCTTGAGGGCTTTGTTCATTGATCTGCGGTCAAAGATTACACAATTCAACGGTGACATTGACCAGATCGTCAATAAATACGCACCGCCTACAGACAACAACCCGACTACTAGATATGCTAGTTTTGTCAAAGGCAAGATGGGCA